GAATGTTTCTCCGTCACCACTTGCCCTTATACTCAACCATTCCACCGGATAATCAATTTGCTTTATCGTGCCTACATACCCATCCAGCTTAAAACATTGTACTATTGGATATGATGACCGCACATAGCCGAAAGCCTCAAAGTCATCACGATAAAATGATATAGATTCCTGTATTATCTGTGGTGTCAACTTAATAGCAAACATCGCTTCTATCTTCTTTTGAGCTGAAGAGATGATTGTATCATAAGTAGAATCACTAATAGTCGTCCCGTCCTTAGCAGTTAAATGAATCCCGTAAAAATATAAATCACGCAATTCACTTGGACTCAACGCTAACCAGTCTGTTGTCCCTCTTTTATATTTCGAAGCCAAAGTTAGTGTCGCCATTTAAACTACTTTATCAAATTTAAAATTATTGTAGAACAAATTTCAGTCAATTTTAACAACGTATTGAGTATTACTCTCTGATTTTAATGCCCAGAAATCTCCTTGAATAGAATCCAATAGGTTATTTCAGTTTTGAAGCAAGTAAGATTATTATCTCGCCTTTACTCGAAGGTATCTCAAATTCAGGAATACCTGCTTCCACCGCCAGTTCCTTGAGTTGTGGTAGATTGTACTTTTTAAGTTGCTTGATATATTCATTATTGGAAGTTATATTCGGAACACCTAATTCTACATCAGGATATTCCCCATCATCAACTAAAGGAGCAACGTGATATTTCACACGACTATCTTCCTTTACAATACGATGACCAAGAGTATCAGGAACTTCAGCAACACCTTCAGCATTAAAGGATACTACAGAACCGAAATAATTGTATTGACGGTTCGAACGAGATTCAATGGTTTTTATCAACATACGATTTTTATTTAAAAATATTAAAAATTTTGCTCTTAAAAATTACTTGTCTGCGGAACACAGACTTAAAAATCGGAACGAACTGCCTACATTAGTTAGAGTATTGACTTCCGAAGCCTCTATCCCTTTAGGGTAGAGGTAGTTCACAGCTGTATTAATACCCATTAAGTGAACTACCACTATACTAAAGTATAGTGGCTTCTACGTTACAAGCACATAGTAATCTATCACTTTGAGTAACGCTGGGTTGGTTCCTCAACCCAAAATTTTTAATGTTTTTACCGGCATTAGTATCACGATCGTGAATGATATTACATTTAGGGCAAGTCCATTCACGGATATCTAATGTCAAGTCTTTGTTAATCCAACCACAGTTCGAACAAACTTTAGAGGAAGGTTCAAATCTACCAATTATAGATACATTCTTACCATACCACTCGGTTTTATATTCTATCATTATCCTAAATTCGCTCCATCCCATATCAGATATAGCTCGATTTAAGCCTGATTTGGCCGCTTGCCCATTAGGAAGATATTTTCCATTTTCATCTTTCTTAGGATTACATCTACTCATCATTCCCGAAACATTCAAATCCTCCATACAAATGGTGTCATAATTAGTCACCAAGTAATGAGAAATCTTATGTAAGTAATCTTTTCTCTGATTGGTGATGTGTTCGTGTAGTAAAGAAAGTTTCATCTTTTGTTGATAGTAATGTCGACTGCCTTTCTTTTTTCGAGCCAATGATCGTTGTTCTACCCGTAATTGTCGCATACTCGATTTCAAAAAATCTTGGTTCTCGAATTTCTTACCATCTGATGTAATGCAAAAATCTTTAATACCTAAATCAATTCCTACCGCTGTATCTTCGGTTATAGGTTTCTTTTCAGGTTTATCTTGAGTTGTTTCGACTAAAATCGAAACAAAATATTTGTTTGTAACTGTTTTAGACACCGTAACTGTCTTTATTTCTCCTTTATATTCCCGGTGTAAATCTATATCCACAAACTTTAATTTAGGAAGAAATATCTGTTTATGATCTTCACTTAAAAATACTCCTTGTGGTAATTGGAAAGATTGCCTTTTATGTTTACTTTTAAATTTAGGAAAGCCTTTGCCCCGAAAGAAATTCGTATAGGCATTATCCAGATTTCTCATCGCCATCTGTAAAGCTTGAGATGGTGCAATTTCTAACCAAGGAAGTGTAGTATCTTTTAAAACTTTAATCTGTTTTATTAAATCAAAACATCTTAGATTAGTTTTATCTTTAGTATAGGCTGCTATCTTTTGTTCTAAACCATAATTATAGACAATTCGTACCTGTCCAAAGATATTAGCTAATAATTCTTTTTGAACATCATTTGGAAAAATTCTATATTTATAAGCTTTTAACATTAATTTACACAATCTTTTTATTTTCTGTAATTATATATTTAATCTTTATACTCATTTTTTGCTAAAATGTTTCAGTATTCTTGAACTATTTTTTTAATATATAATATCGGATGGGAAATTCATCCCCGAAACTGAAGATTTCGGGGTTTTCTTTCCCGAAAATATATAATAAGAACTTAAAATCATTTTTTTTTACTTTAAATAAGCAAACCCTCTGCATGAGGGTTTGCTTGAGATAATGAATTATCTAACCTTAATTCATAAGGTTCACCAAATTAGGGAGTCGGTGAAACAAGAATACTTCCGATGTTTATAATACGGGTCACTTTCAATCCTGCGTACAGGATTGGAGTTCCGTACAATAACACCATGAAACGAGTCGAAGGACTCAGTACAGCCAAGTCCATCTTCATCAGAGGAGCCAGCTGTTTAAACGAAAGTATCTGATCGTTCATTTCACAAACTAATGCCTGTTCAGTATTGGAGATATAGCGATTCCTGTCCCATACGCTACCTGCAGCAGCACCGTCATAACCGGCAGACAAATCACTCACTGCAACAGTGAAGATAGGATACAGTTGTGTTACACCAATAGCAGTGTTAGGATTAACAGTGCTACGATAAATCACGTAAGCAGTTGCGGGATATGCACCGCCACCATCCTGGAAGGTCAGGTTCACTGAATTTCCTGCTGTTAGCACAAGACCTGCAGATGAACCAATTTGCTGCAGCGTACTTTCACCATACCTGTTCTTTGCAGCAACGGCATAGTAATAATCACCAATAAAATTGACAAACCTGTTATTGGTGTCAGAAGCAAGAGCTGATGTACCGCCAGCGAGAGGAGCATTCGGTGCTTTAACGTTGGTGGCAGCTGAACCGATAATACGGGAAGGGTTTGATTTCCAAAATTTATCATCAACAACAGCGATATCACCGAACTGGGTGGTAATCCCTACAACTTTCTGACCCATAATACCAGCAGTCACCTGTTGAGTATTCGGTTGAATAAGTTTAGAACCATGAAACTGTTTCACATAGTTCGAGAATACGATAGGAGGTGCGATGATTTTATCGGCAAATCCATAGTTCACGTTGATACTTTCGACAGCTGATTCAACAGCAGCGTCACTCAAAGCATTACCACGAAGGTCAACCACTGTGGTCGAGTTCTGATAATTATCTAAGGTGTCATTGAAAGCTGTAAAATGCTGAGAAAAAAGACCGTTGAATTCCTGAGGAACTTTAGCAGAATCGGCAAACGGTAATGCCTTTTCAAGCTGACGGAGCACCCACTGGGTTCCGTTGATTGTTTCTCTTTTAATCATGTCACCAACCATGGTTGACACTAACTGCATCGGATGGGTTACTTCACGGGTCGATCCCATAAATTTAACCAACTGAGCACGTCTTACATACTGCGAGTCTACAGACTCGGGAAGTTCACCTTCGTTAGTGAAGGCAGCACCGTCAACACCATAACTTGCTAACTGATTGTATTCTTCTACCGTGTTGTAAGCAGGCAGTTTAGGAAGCATCTTCCAGAATACGATATCACGTTCGGTGTTTGTCAGAATCTTTAAAGTGGCTTCTAAGGATTCAACCTTTAAAGGAGCACCACTGGCTGTGGTCAGGTTCGTGGTATCACGACCTGTGATTTCTTCAGCCATCATAGCCTTCATCAAGTCCTGGACTTCCTGCTGTGACGCAGAACCGAATCCCTGACCGAAGTTAGCATAGTCTTGTAATGTGATTCCAAGATTTTCCATAATACTGATTCAAATTAATTTCTTTCCAATGACTATTGTTACGATGTTTGCTTTATCTTTGTGCTGGTTATTACTGAACCAACTTTATACCTTTATTGAACAAATCAGCTATGACATTAGGACGTAATGTTTTTGACGCATCATACAGCAGAGCTGCATTACAGTACAGACCATTCGTCTCACCTTTATTGATTTCCTGGTCGGCATACGACATCAGGGTATCAGCAACTTCCTTCTTGTGCTGACTAATTGAAAGAACCTTTTTACCACTATCCTTATCCTGAGTAAATGCCTTTTCAATGACGTTCGTACGTCCGATTGATTTACGACCCACCGGAGAGTTCCCGATAACTTCAATTTGTTTCCTGAGCTCCACATTATCATTCATAATAGCCTTTATCAAGGTACTCTGTGCCTCAAATTTTTCAGTCAATCCTTCAATCAATTCTGCTCCATCATTAAGGCTATCACCCTGACTCTTTTGTATCTTTCTTTTATTGATGCGTCTTTCATCACCATCAGGTTCACTGTGTCCAGTATTCTTACCTGGGTTCCCAGTTTCTTCATCACCATCAGGCTCATGAGACATATCTTTCATCAATTCTTTTTTGGCAGACTTTTTAAGCTTACGATCTTCCCAATCGTTCGGGAACGATTTCTTAATCTCATCTTTCTTTGCTCTCAATTCCTGCTTGATAGATTTCTTGAAGTCTTTATATTCCTTCATAGCTTTCTTAAAGCCATCATCTTCTTTTTTTGTATCAACGGGATTTTTACCTTCGGGAAAATTTTCATGATTCTGTTCAACGTCGCCAACGACGGGTTTGTCAGAACCTTTCTGTGAACCATTTTTACCAGCACCATCAGTACCTTTACTTATATCATCTGTTTCGATTCCCAAAATCTGTAATGCCTTCTGAAGTTCTTCAGCAGTGACATTATTAATGTCTGTTACCATACTATTATAGTAATAAGATATGACCGATTTTTAGGATTTACGATTGATGAGTAAATTTGAGACTATAAAAATAATACTATTTTAGATAAAAAAAAAAGTTTTTTAGATATTTTTTATCTATGATTGATTTTTTCTGCTATTTTATTTTTATAATCCAGTGATATCAACCCTTGCTGATAACCTTGAGCCACGACAATTATCGCTTTTACCAACTTTTTATTAGCACCCTCAAGGTCTTCAGGTATCACGGCAGCTGCTGATTCAGTGGATACAGACTTCTTCACTTTATTCTTATTACCGATATATTTCTCAGCAAATTTACGTGCTTTTGCTTTCTGTATCTCGGTTGGACTTTTTATATTACGAAGATATACTTGCTCTGCCTTGGCTATACCTGATTCATCACGAATTATCTTCCCTTCTGCACTAAAGTTTGGTTCAGTAGACTGACTGGTTGACGATGAAGTGAAATGTTTTGATGCTATGACATTTTTATCTGCCTTAGAAATATCAATGACTTCAATCTTGAAATCCTGGTCAATAGTGTATCTCTTACCAGTTTCAGAATTTATGACATCAACAATGTACTTTGAAATGGTTCCACGCTCCGACTTTTCAATAACATCAAAATCATTTTCTTTATAGTTAATACCCTTAGTTATCAGGTCTGCCCATGTATTCGGATTCTTAGGATGAGGACATATAGCAAATCCTGTTATCTTTGCTTTCGTTACTCTCTTAGGGTTTATCGAATCACGAACAAGTGCCTTACCTTCTACTGAGATTCCCAACCTATTCCCTATCTCAGATGATTTCTTCATGGTCTTCATTAAATCAATAACCTGTTGACCCACTTCACTTTCAGGATATATGATACCTTCAACTTCAAGTTTGCCATTCTTAAGAACATGCTTTGTAGGTTCTCCGATAATATATTTCGGCTCCTGCATATGATTCCAACTAACAGTGGTAAAATTACTAAGGTCAAATCCATTAGGGTCGAGAAATTCACCATCAGTATCCTCAGTACCATCACTGGCTACACCCTTAAACTTATATACCTCAGTACCCTTATTATCAGTTCCCTTTTCAATAGTTTCAAAAGGTACGAAAAAATTGAAATCATTTACTGTCTTCATTTTGCTTCTTATTATTATCGTCACCGATTTCTGATTTATCTTCCTGTTCTTCATCCAACGTTTCATCCCACCAGTCAGGTAATGGGAATGCATCCAGGTCTTCAACTGTATCTATGAATTCCTGACTATAATTTTCCTTATTATCTTTATATTCACTCATAACTGTGCTCCTATCTTTTTAAGCCACTCTTCTGTCACCTTTGGATGTATGTAAGCTTCTTTAGCCATTGCTGTAGTATTGTTCAATCTACGACTTACAACTTTATATAAATTAGTAAGTTTATTCTGAATTAATTTTTGTGCCTCTTTTGGATTTTTAGGGAGAGGTGGTGGAGGAGTACTGTCTTGTTCCAGAACCTTACGACCCATATCAGTAGCGACCCAAGTCCTCAAATCCTTTACCTTCCAATCTGGACTTATATTTTCATGAAAGAACCGACGTACTGTGCTGTCATTGACTTTATCAAATACAAAATTTTCACCTTTCTTCATATCCTTCATCTGTCCCAGATATGATGCTAATTCTTTATCATTAATCGAGACAGTATTGTTTTTATATGACTTACCAACGAATTCAAGTTCAACGGTATCTCCTTTTACCTTAATATTATCAGGACTCAATGTAGTCACTCCACGATTCTCAGTTTCCTCAAATCCCTTCTGACTACCTATACGCAACCCTGTATTGACTATGATGCTCAGTACGGCTCCTATCTGACGTTCCTTTTCATCATTACTCTTAAGAGCTTTACTGGCAACATCCTTCACTTTATTGATATCCTTATCTGTTATCTGTTGCATCCGTTCCCATTTATAATCAGCATTCTTCTGTAAAAGCTTTTCAGTAAATGCATACTGTGTCTTATTATTCTTAGGATTGACCCACTTTAATATCCAGTGAGAATCAACGTCTCCAGAGGTATTCACCTGTACATCCTTTTCTGGTATATCAATTGGAAGATGGTTGAGTTTATATTTACTGTACTTTTCAACCCACTTATTCCTTTCTGCACTCTCTTTCTTTAGTCTCTCCTTTTCAGGATCAACTTGTTTCTTAGATTTTACATCCTTTGATTTACCATCTTTAGCATCAGGTTCCTGTACATGTTCTTCTTTATGACGACGATCAAGTTCCTTATGAGCAGCAACCCTAATAGCTTCATCACCATGCTGTTTTATAGTACGATTCAAATCCTCTTCCGAAGCAGCTCTGGCATGTTTCTCAAGTTCCTGAGGTGTGTACTTATGTTGTTTTTCAGGTTCCTTATCTTCTTGTTTACGACCTACCACTTGCTTGCGTTCAAAAGTCTTTCCGTTACGAGTGACCTTAACTACATCAGCATGTTTACCAGTTCCATAATCCCGAGTATTCTGAGCCTTCTCGATTTTATTATCCTTCAAATATTTATCAATGTCATATATAGTGACCCTTACCTTACTGTTACCCTCGAGTATTTTATTAGCTATCCTATGATAACCATTGGATAACAACAACTCACCCTGAAACCTCCAAATTTCAGGTAATTTATCGGAGTCATACTTTGCTATCATTTTATCTTTTGATAACGTATTTTGCTCCAAAATAAGTTTTTGGATAGATACATCCTGTTCCTCGCAATAATTCTTTTCTAAAGTCTTATACATATCAGGATTCTCTTTCAGTAAGTTATCAACCTCAGAAAATATCTTCTTTGACTCTATATCGTCGAGTTCATTATTCTTATATACATCCTTTGACCAGACTCTATCACTATCGGTGACGAAAGCAGGTAAATCTTTAACTTTCTTCTTGAAATCATCTTCAGAAATGCCTTTCTCAATTTCATTATGTTCTGAAATATCTTCAAGGTCACCATTCTGGTCAATCTTATATTTCCCTAACTGTTTATCAGTACCATCACCCTGGTCTTGAACAAAAGTAACTTCGTTGCCTTCATTACTAAGTAAGTAATTTGTTGCATTAAGACTTATCATCTTTTGGTCAATTTCTTGACCTACCTTATTTTCATATTCAATACGTTTCTGACGACGGTCTTTAAGCATCTCGATGAATGAATCCTTCATCATTATCTTATCTACCACCGGAGTCTTAGGTCTCTGCCAGTCAGCAAGGTATCCTTTAGACTTACGTTTATAAGTGTTACTATCAAGAAAATGTATGCATTTTGGAGAATTCATATCGCCTGCATCACCCTCAACAGTATATGCAATATACTGCTTAAACCTTTCAATGAAATCACCCACACCATAAACAGCTCCAAGAAAGTGGACTTGATGACTATTCTGAACTTGTAAAAGTCCTGGAATCTGTTTCTTCTCACTTCCTACAAGCTGTCTACGACGACGTAATACTCCGTCACGATTAACAATCACATCGGCATAGTGCTTATGCTGACCATACTTACCTTTTGTAATATCGTACAAAGAAGCTTCTGGAACAAGTTCTAATATATTGTTAGATTCCATTCTCTTTTCTTAACTTATTTATCTTGTGAACCAATTGATTCATATTACTTGCAACCTCAGCCATTTTATGTAAAAATTCTTTCTCACCAGGTCGAAAATGTTCTGCAATGTCTATTGGTGGTTATAACTTCTTTTTAATAGCTCTCAATTCATCGAATTGCTTTACAAATTTTTCCTTTTCAGTTCGTAATTCTTCCAATGTTACATTCTTAGATTCATCATATATATATTTATCTCCTTCTTTCCTTATATATTTATGATTGACTTTGTTTCCTTTCCTCAACAATTCTTCAGTTTCTTCTATACCTATTGTTTTTTGAATTAATTCAATAGCATTTTTCTCAATATCATTCACAAATATATCATCAAGAACAGTCTTCAAATTTTTTATAAGAGGTTTATCTTGCCAATCCTGCTTATCCATCCATTGATAATTCTGATGTTTATTATTATCAAGTACAACAGTAAAACTATCATTGAATGGGTTGAACAACCTCTGTGATACTGTACAAAGGAAATATTTTATAATACATTTATCATCTTCAAAAGTAAAAATTTCATCAACACTTTCTACTTTCAACATTGTTTCTTCATCACATTCTCTTATTGCTGCTTGTTCTGCAGTTTCAAATGGATCAATATGACCTCCTGGTAACCCAAAACAAGAAGGTGCAAAGTCAGCATCCGATCTCCTCAATAAAAAAAGAATCTGACCAAGATTATTCTTTATAATACAATCGGAATATAAAGTCTTACCATTTTTAGTAATTCCCTTAATTGCCTTCTCCAGTACATCACATGTTATATCATGATTTTTATAGGCTGTTTTTACAACCTGGTAAGACTTTTCAATTTTACTTTTATTGTAAATATCTTCAATATTAGGAACGTGAGATTTGAGAAATTCGAGGTCTTTTTGGCTTTTTTGGAGGTCTTCTTTTATAACCTTACATTTACCCAAGTAAGTAATGAAATTAGATTTATACCTATCCTCTATTCTATTCTTAAGAGATTTCACTCTACTGTTTCCCTTACTTATTTCAGTATCGAAATATGCAAGCTGTTTATGATGATTTATTTTATAATCATTAAATTCCTCAACTATCTCTGCCAGATCAGATTTTACAAGATTAATATCATCACATAATTCGGAATACTGTAAAATATAATCTTCTACAGTATCTAAACGCAAGAAATGTCTTAATTGCTGAATCATGTTATTCGTTGTTATCTAATTTTATCAACATGTTTATTTATATTATTTAATCATTAAATAACTTATCATCACCAGAGACCACAGCATCACCACGAACCAAAGCACTACCAGAGACCACAGTATCACCAGAGACCTGAGCATCATCAGAGACCACAGCATTACCAAAGACCTGAGCAGTATCAGAGACCCGGGCATCACCAGAGACCTCAGCATTACCATAGACCCAGGCAATACCAGAGACCACAGCATTATCATAGACCACAGCATTACCAAAGACCTGAGCAGTATCAGAGACCCGGGCATCACCAGAGACCTCAGCATTACCATAGACCCAGGCAATACCAGAGACCTCAGCATCACCACAGACCTGAGCAGTATCAGCGACCCGGGCATCATCAGAGACCACAGCATTACCAAAGACTTTAGCATTACCAAGAACCTTAGCCTTACCAGCTAAATTTTCCTTTTTTTCAACGAAACCACCCTTGGTGCCATCTTTGTACTGAACCCTGAAAAGCTTAACACCCTTGTGCTCGATGGATTCGGTGGTCAATTTGAAATGAGAACCACCTTTTGATTCTTCCTTGAATTCTTTTACGAATTCTTTATCAGACCCTGAATTCACAGCTATGTCCTGAATTCGATTTAAGGTCTTCGCCTGTAACAAATGTTCAATAGTTGGCATGTTTTTTAAGTGTTTTATTTATCCGTTTTTATGTTTCTTTGCTTCACTTATAGCTATTGCGATGGCTTGCTTGCGATCAGTAACCTTGTCTCCACTACCAGAACGCAATGTACCACGAGCAAATTCTTTCATCACTACAGCAACCTTATCTTTTTTTTCTTTCAACTTGCCACGTTTCTTAGCACCAGCACCAAGCTTGTCAGGATGCTTCATTGCTTCCTCTTGCTCAGCTTCGCTCTTATATAGAGGTCTCATGGCACGTGAGTTCTTAGGAGTTCCCATAGAAGCATCACTACTTCCCATAGCTTCCTCCCCCTTATTTAAGGCATTAAATATACTCACTTTTCTGGTATTTCCTTGCAAATCTTCAATTTCTTTTATCTCTAATTCACCTTTCTCAATAAGAATATCTCTTTCAGAGATTGCTATATTGATACCCAATAGATCTGCAGCCTTCTTGATATCTGATTTTTTCATACCTTCTTTTTTTAGTTCTTTTCGTGCCCAATTTTGAGGCATCGGGTCAGTGTAATACATTAGCCGTTCAGCTAAATGATCTATCGCAATTTGACCAGCAATTTCATCCTCATCTGTATGCTCTCGTTCAATATGTTTCCCAATTTCGAATTGCTTATTTACATCTCCTATTGGCACCGCATATTTCTTAGAAAGATACTCTAAAGTTAGGTCTTGACCTCTACCTCCTATGAGATTTTTCATCTTAAATTTTTATTTCCTAATAAAATATTTGGATATACATTGTTTTGAATTGCGAACTGACTAACGAATGCTGCAATAGCACCCACCGCTATCAAATAGCCACCAACAGCATTGTACTGCTGAGGTAAAGTATCAGGATACTTTACAAAATATGCACCTATCGCAGCACAGACACCACCTATTGACTGAACATACTGAAAAAAGGCAGGTGTCTTGCTAAAGAAACGCTGTACAGCTGGAAAACTCATCAAGAATGAGATTATAACTTTTATTGTCTTCATATCAATATAATTTACAAAGGTTTAAAATCCGATTATAATACTCTGGAAAGTCGTCTTTCATGCGAGCATAAACTTTTGCCATACTTTCCTTATTTTTTTTATCAAGACCCCACAAATGCGTGTAACGACGACCTTTCAAATAACAATCTTCAGTAAGACTTTCAGTCTTTAACATTAAACCCACATCCTCATATGGTTTTAATCCCTTACTATCCAATATAGAAGTGATAAAATACTGTTCGTGCAGTAAATTCTGATGTATCAACTTATCTTTAAATAAGTTTGATGACATGACCTTTAAATTTTCAGGGTCGCGAACATAGGCTGTCGAAGCAATGAACCATTCCTTGATTAGCGAAGGGTCATTACATCCCATTATTCCACAATTATATGAATAATCAACAGGATGATTCTTTATGACTACAGGGACATTTGGACATTTACTCATAATATGTAACAGCGGAACGTACCACCCATAACCAGCTTCGAAGGGTGTTTCTAATGATTGAAAAAACATCTTTTTACTCGAAACTTCGTCCGGGAGACCATCCCAAAGAAATACATCATTATCAATATGAACGAAAGGTTCAGTCTGCTCGGTATATGCAAATAATTTAGCATAACCCCAGAGCCATTGAGGAAGTTTTGAATTGAATTGATTCTGTGATGTAGAGACTTTCGTGAAAGGCAACTTGACTTGATTGATGAATATATTCTTACCCAAGTCATTAGTAACGAAATTAATTTGCTTGAAATTATTAGCTGTTACGAGAACAGATAAACTCATCGTCATTAGAAAATCCTGAAACGAATTATATCCATTAGAATTTCTATCCAGAGACCAATGACTGTAGACCGCTATCATATTAGCACAATTTTTGTCTGTTTAAATAAACAATACCACTTGTTTTTCTGAACATCATCCAATTATTGATCAGAAGTTCGGAGTCAGACCATTGTAGATATTATCAAATCCAAGTCCATTGACACCATAATAGTTTCCATAATACAAAGGATTCAAATTAACCAGTACTGTGGTAGTTTGTAATGCTGTGTCAATAGCTACCAACTTCAATCCTTGTTCCTTAGCAAACAATATAAGACCACCGAGAGTAGTTGGAACTTGTTTATTAGGCATACCGAATGCCACAGGGAAGGCATATTGTGAATTATTGCCAGGAAATTTTGAACTTAATAATGTACAAGGATTATCCTGTAATGTATTAAGATTCGTTCTATACGTAAGGTTAATCGAACCTGACAAATTAAAGAAATTTAGTTCTATTGCCATTTTATTAGATATTAAATATTATCAACAATTCTTTTATTTACGAGGCGTTAAATATAATAAAAATTTTTAATATTAACTTGTATTTTATTTCTTTTTTGTGAATTCCTTGCATTCATCAAGTATTTCTTTTGTTCTATCTAATTCCGATTTTATAAATTTAATTCTTCAAAAGATTTTCTAAAATCATCACCAATTGCTTTCCAATCCGAAGAAAATGCTTCTTCATCCGAAGGATACTCAAAAAGTTCTGAACCTCTAAGATTAATTACATTTCCAAATCCTTTCCAAAATGCGTTCATATTTTTAATTTATACTGCAAAAATTATTGTTAATACTGATTTTATTATTTTTGAAAGTTCTCCCAAATGAGGTAGTGATCCACCGATTGCCAAAACTGTTAAAATAACTACAAATACTAATAATATCTTGTAGTTCTTTGACCAGTTCATAACTCGTTTAAAATCATTTTCATCAATAGGACAATTTTCATGTCTTACTTCAATTCCTTTTAGTTGTACTTTAAATAACCCAACTTCGGTTTTTAAATCATCAATACTCTTAAATCCTGCTTCTAATCTACTATCAATAGAGTTTAACGAGTTAATGATTAAAGCTGTTTCATTTTCCTTTGTCATCTTCTTTAATTTGTACAGATATTATTTTTGTTTCCTGGTTGTTATTTTTCTGCATCTCGAGTAAAGAGTGATACCGATGATAAGCAAGTTGTTTATCCTCAAAACTGACTTCTGTCCTTAAAGTATCTAAATGTTGATACTTTCCATTGATCAGGATTGAATCATGGAGAGAACTTAAAAACACTATCGTTATAACCCATTTCATTTTTACTGTGTTAAAATATAATTAATGATATTATTCAACCTACCATCTACATCCGCCATCTGTATTCCTAACTCAATTAATTGAGGTAATGGAACGGTTTGCGACTGAGCTAAGAAAAATTCATATTGATCAATCGGTTGATTTGTCAGGGGATTGTTAATCATAGTTCCAGATTGAGCCGTTAATACATATAATCCATCGTAAGTTCTGTTTCGTGAACCGTCAGAATTAAAATGTAATATCATAAGATTAATATTAATACTTGTATTCAGAACATGATCTTCACCCTGCCAATATACATGCCTTGTTAAACCTGTTACAGGGCATGCAGAAGTCATTGTATAATCAATAATTGGAGAAGTTGGAATATCCAAAGCATTATAATCAGTCCATCCTGATTTAATGTATAAACCTTGCGCATTTGCAAGATATTTTCCTGCACCAAGATATTTAAAAAAATCATCAGGAAGTGAACTTACCTGACATGTATATACAGTCAATGTACCATCAAAATTGACGACTAAGATATTATCTTGACTATCTGTTGATATATTTATCATGATGCTGTTAGATTATTTAACACTGATACTGTGTTGTTACCGCTATTTACAACATATAATAATGTTCCTGCTGGGTTAATAGCTGCTCCAAAAGGAGTACTAAATGAGCCAGTTGCTGTGGTAATAACTGAATTAAGAGTGTTTGCAGGAATATTGATAACTGATACTGTGTTGTTACCGGAATTCGTAACATATAATAATGTTCCTGTTGGGTTAATAGCTGCTCCAATAGGACCGCTAAATGAGCCAGCTGCTGTAGTAATAACTGAATTAAGAGTGTTTGCAGGAATATTGATAACTGATACTGTGCTGTTACTGTAATTTGGAACATATAATAATGTTCCTGCTGGGTTAATAGCTGCACTATAAGGTTGGCTAAATGAGCCAGCTGCTGTAGTAATAACTGAATTAAGAGTGTTTGCAGGAATATTGATAACTGATACTGTGCTGTTACTGTAATTTGCAACATATAATAATGTTCCTGCTGGGTTAATAGCTGCTCCATTAGGACCGCTAAGTGAGCCAGTTGCTGTAGTAACTGAATTAAGAGTGTTTGCAGGAATATTGATAACTGATACTGTGTTGTTACTGTGATTTGGAACATATAATAATGTTCCTGTTGGGTTAATAGCTGCTCCACGTGGAGTACTAAATGAGCCAGCTGCTGTAGTAATAACTGAATTAAGAGTGTTTGCAGGAATATTGATAACTGATACTGTACTATTGTCGCTATTTGGAACATATAATAATGTTCCTGTTGGGTTAATAGCTGCTCCAAAAGGATTACTAAATGAACCTGAACCACCACATACATAAGTTGAAAAAATAAATTTATCAACTGTACTTAGAAAATTGTTTCCAAGTGCTAAAAGATTTGTTCCGTTTGCTATAATATGGCTCATAATGTTATATATTAATTTTTGAAATTGCCACCCATGTACTGTTTACTCCCTGAAACTCATAAACATAATAAATACCCCATACTCTTTGACCATTTAATGCCGATGGATAATCAGAATTAAGAGTCGCGGTTGAAAGAGGGGATCCAGATGAATCTGTTACAGGTGTAGTGATATAGTTTATATACTGTTGAACAAGTGTTGCCCCCATTGCGATTACAAGTCTAATCCATGTATTTGATACAATACAGAAATATACATAAGATGTATCGTATGCAAACGTACCTTGTGTTCCTGTTAATGTTACTTGTCCTGTTGACCAATTCTGCGATGCTAATGTACCAACACTAACGTTCTGTTGTGATATTGTATAATTTTGCTTAACTCCATTGTTTGTTAATGTTAAAGCATATTCCGTTGTTGATTGTGATGGCATCACTCCACTTTCATAACTCCAACTTGCTATGCCTGTTCCTGTAATGGCTATGCACGTTAATAATACAACTGTAGGAGAAGTACTATTTTGTTGTATTAATTGTAAAACTTGATTTCCACCAGAACTTTCTATCGTTATAACTCCTGTTCCTAAATTAACGATATTAAAACAAAACCCTAACGACAATGTACTAACAACGGGTAATACAACTATTTGATTAAGAGTTCCTGTAAAATATTGATTGTAATTACTTGCCGCTGTTAAAGTGGTTGTCGCTCCTGCTGTTACTGTTGTTGAATAGGTTAATAGATAATTAGTAGATGCTCCTATTGGAACCATTGACCATACATTCGCAGATTCTTGCATTAATATACATTCTGTATATTGACTTAATGCAAGTATTCCAGAAGGACTATTAATAGTTACTCCAACACCCGGTGCTATTGTTGTAACCCCAACTCCTATTTGTCTTATACGCATTGTTGATCCCACAGCAAATGCGACTGAACTATTTGGTGGGATAGTTACTGTATTCGCTGTAGCTACATTCATTCTTACCTTTAAACCGTTATCAGTTAAAACAAGAACATAATTTGCTGATTGATCATTAAATAGCCATAATATTCTTTGAAAGTAGCTATAAACTTCTGTAAACATTGTATTTACATTAGTTGCAACGCCTATCAATCCTTGTGTTATTCCATTTAATGTTATTTGTGCCATATGTTATAAATTATAAAGCTGAAATTATATACCATTGCGTATTATTGGACATGATTGTATATGTACTCGATTGATATAATTCAATTAATGATGATTGACTGTCTATCAACTGTGCTGCTACAGGTTGAATTATTACTGTATTAGCAGATGCATCAATTTTTTTAATAGTAACTATATAATTATTACAAGTCGTTGCATTCGGTAAGGTTACAACAATATTCCCTGATGTAGAATTACATAATATTATATTATATGATGTTGTTATAGAAGCAGATGATGATAATGTTTCATTCATTACAGTTAAATAAGCTGTATTAGAGCCTGCTGTTATAACACCACTTGAATTATATGTAATATTATTATATGGAGATCCACTTCCGGCAGGAGATGATTTATAAGGAAATAAACCATCTGCTTTGTTTCTGGTTAATATTTTATTATTCGATGATGTATCGGATTGATATTTTATTTTAGGAATATAATTAGAACTATCTGCAATAAACACAGGATCTGTTTCATTTAAAATCCAAGGTGGAGAAGTAATATTTTGATATGCTATTGATGCTTGTCCGACTGTTTGAACATTACCTTTACTATAAAAATAAACATTAATATAGTTGCTAATATCCTGACCTGATATTTTCCGTAAATAGTTATCCCCGATACTTCCGATTAATAATGTATAGGGTGTCATTATTGGCAAACTATCATAAGAGGTTATATATTTTGGTTGACTATACGTCCTCAAACTTATTAAAAATAATATTATTATAAATATTTTTTTCATGATCCAAATATTTTTGTAACCCAACTCGGCATAAATGAGACAACCCAATTCTTGAATTGTGTCCAGAGGGAAGGATTTGTAATTGGTGTAGTAGGAATGGCACTTGTTACAGGAATACTACCATCTGAACTGATTAAATAACTATCATCAGAACTAAATATTGCAGAAGACTGAACTGTTAAATTCTTACTATTATATATAGTATTTCCTATTATATTAACCATCATTTTGGTGGTTTCTGTATTATTATTGCAATAGAGATATTCATTATTTCCCCCAATAAAGTGATTTCGTTATTGTATTACCAGATGTAGAAAGAGGTAAAACCATCTTTACTCTTACTGGATTCCATCCAGTTGAAAGTCTAAGAGCACTTACAGTACCATCAGGATCTCCTGCAGCAGTGACCATAATGATATTATCCTGATCTCCACTATGAGCATTCAAATAAAATCCTTCAGGATCATTCATACCTGCTGCACCAATAGGTTGACTGGGTTGTGTTCCTGAGTTCTGAGTTGTAAATTGTGATATTTGAAATGATACCAATCTACCAGCACCATCTAATGATTTAACGGCATCACCAGCCTGTTGATTAGGGAGAACCATATACTTATTATTATTATTATAGAGCCGATGATGATTTTACAATTTTTCAAGTTATAAATTTACTACAAATAAGAGAACAAACAAAATTAAATATTAAAAACTTTATCACCAACAGTAATTTTTATTCCAAACTTCTTACTGTAGTCTCGTTCCACCATAGTCCATTTTTTTTCTTTATCATTCCATTCCCTGAACCGAGGAACTTCTGTAAGTAAGCACCTGCACCAAGGATGAAGAGCCGTCACGGTAGGGACCCAATTTTCTACTTTTCGCCCGATATTAGTACCATTAGCCACTAAATCTTTCAGCTTAAAAATGCGAGGTTTACTTCCTATTCCTGTCGTCATGTACAAACGTATGCAGTGACGACAAGCTCCGGGGAATACATCTTTATAAACCTCAGTGTCCCAACCTTTCTTACTATTCTTTGCTATTTGCTCGGCTCTTCCGAGCTCAAATATATTCTGCATTTCAGTTGCAGCGATACGTCCAAGGTCACGACGCCAATCCTCAGTCTTATTCCCTAATTGACTAATCACATACCCTATACTCTCTCTCTTACGGACTGCAGATTTTATCGCTTCTTTAGTAACCTTCTCAAACTGTTCTCGATTCTTATGGCTGTATTCTAACACCTCACCTGCAACGGTCTGCTTTACACGTTCCTCAAGATTCTTGAGATGACTATATGTCCGTCGTTGTGCTATCTTATAAATTTCCTTTTCAGTATCAGTCAATGGCTCATACTGACGATTTCGCACATATTTAACCAAATCATCATACTTCAATGATTTTGTATTCTTATCACCAAGTATCTGACTCAGCTTCCCGAATAGATAAGCTATCTTATATGGTGTATGCTCGACGGCATAATCAGACGGGTCTATATTAAAACGACGAAGTAACAGTATGTCTTCTTCCGATAAAGTATCTATTCCTATGTTCTGAGCAATAAAGACAGTATGGGTCACTTCAACGATACGGAGCAACTCATTTATCTGATTCTGATTTAGTACCATCGGGTTGCTTGGTTTCAACTGATTTATCAGGTATTACATTCGCAGCTATATTCGCAGCCCTGCGTTGCTGTTCGGTTTTAATTTGTTCAAATGAGTCCATAATTTTTAATTAAAGTTATTCAATAGCAAATAAATAATTAGTACAATCCAAAGGGACTTCCAATATTTTACTCTTCCAATCTAAAATAGGTTTCATACCAACAGCTCTTTTATTTCCTACCCCTATACAACAAGGATATATTAATCCGTCTATATAAGACACAGTTCCCAATTCTGTACCTCTATAACAAGGATTATGGTTATTATTAATTCTACTTTCAAAAGTATTTATATCAAATACAATTAAACTTATATCTGTCCTCTTTTTTAATTCTTTTAAAATATGAGTATTATCTTCATTATGATTAAAATATTCTCCCTGAATATAATGACTGAATAAAACTTTATCAAAATATTTTAATGATTCAATATTATCCAAACACTTATATCCATTAGTATCCATATCTAATGACGAAGGATTAAATATTTCTCTAAATTTAGAAGCTATTTCATTAAATAATGGATGAAATGTAGGTTCTCCACCAGTAAGTTTAATTCTCATTCCTTTAAAATACTTAGCAGATTCGTAAATATAATCAAAATTAATAAATTTATTTAATGATTTATCTTTCATCCTTTCAGGATTATTGTGAGCACAATCTACACAACTACGATTGCATTGATTAGTAATAAAATAATTTACCGTATCAATATTTCTCATTTCTTTATATATAAAGCATCACTATATCCACCCAAATCTTTACCAGTCTCTACACGTACAAAATAATATGATTTTAAAAATTCATCTAATTGTTCAACCAAACAACAATTTTCATATAATTCTATAAAATTAACTTCAGTCAAAATAACATCAATATATACAAGAGTATTTTCTCCACCCTTAAATACATTCAACTCATTCCCCTGTACATCAATAAAGATAAAATTATAATCTTCTTTATTTAAAACTATATTATCTAATTTCAATACATTCACTCTTTCTTCTCTATTAAATTCTACCCAGGGAAATTTTTTTAAATGATCTTTAGGCTTTAATAAACTTGAACTGGCACCTGCATTTACTTCTATCTTATCACAGTATAAAGTCATTTCTCCTTCTTTATCCGAAAGAGCACAATTCAAAATCTTACAATTATTTAATGCTGTAGATTTTTTAACAGTTTCTTCAAAAGCATGTTTTTGTGGTTCTATTAATAAATAATTCTTAATACCTATCTCTTCAAACAACTGACGTTCCTGAAAATAATGTGAACCAATATTAATGACTCCATATAAATTCAAATTATATTTTTTAATTAATTTCTTTAAATCTAACTCCATATTATTGTATTACTTTTGCTTTTTTAATTGTTAAAAAAAATTTTTCAGAAGTATTCAATTTTTCTGTATAAAATTCTTTATCAAATTCTTTATGTAAATATTCATAATTTTCACTATTCCAACGATTTTCATGATTTTTATGATAAAATAAAGGCTTCTTATAATGAATTAGATCAATACCTTTACTACAAATTGTAGAAGGTAACCATAAATCCCACCATGGCTGACCCAAACAATATATTTTCTGATTAAAAAAAGATACAAATTTTGAATGAAATAAAAATACATCTATTCCCCATTCTTGAATAGATCCATCTAATATTTGATTATTAAAATCATATCTATTCGCCATTACTAAATTATCACCATTACATAGATTATAAAAATCATCTAATTTATTAATATTTTCATCAATTAAAATATCTGAATTAATTAAACATATCAATCCATCCTTTACAATATTCCTTGCTTGTATTAATAATTCATTAATATAAACATAAGGCTTTTTAAAATATTCTTCACCTGTATTGACAGTCTCAATGAAATTAACCATCGTGAAAATAGTTTTCAACTTTTGAATTTCTTGTTTAATATTCACTGAATATATTATAGCCAAATTATCCCACGATTTAATAGCTTTCAATTGTCTATCTATACTTGCCTCATCGGGACTAATAGAAGTTAAAAACATCTTTTTAACTATCACTTTATTATTATACAACAAATGATTGTATTTATTATGTAACTCATTATAATCAATGATTAATTTATTATATTTTAATAACAAATTCTCAAATTTACACCCATAATTAGAAATTGAAGATACTTCCATAGTATTATTAATTTATATATTCAAAAATTTACGTGGATTCACTCTTCCTATCTGATTCATGAGATCATCACCAATAATATCAAAAAATTGCTTCCGAGCCTGTACATAAGGCATCGAGAGAAAGTCAAGATAATAATCACTTCCCCAAAGAACCTTATTCAATATCTCAGAATCACTACTCATTAAGGTTTTCAATCCTTTTATGAAATCAACATTTTCACTAAATGTATAGCTGAAATCAGCATAAACATTAGGAAATGTCTTCATTAAGGTTATCGCTCCATCAACCCAACTCGGCTTCCCCTGAATATAATCGCTCCATCCACAACCAGCAAAATGTGCTAAATCAAGATACAAGTTAGGATACTGCTTCAGTACAGGCATCCATTGTAACGGGTGATTAAAATAATTAGCTACAGTTCCTTCATCACTTATGTATTGTATTTTATTACATAATGTATAAATCTCATCATTATACAACACACCTCTAATATTATATGTATTATCAGTCCTACGAACTGTGGCAGCTGAGCAATGACTGACTACAGGAATTTTATTCTTTTCACAATATACCCACAGTGCCATTAAATCAGGATGACTCGGCAAATATCCGAGTGACGGATATACTTTGATACCATCAAATTTATAAGTATTCAAATATTTCCAACAATCCTTTATACAGTTAGGATCAGTCGGATCGATGGCATAAAATATTAAAACACGATTAGGATATTTATCTCGAATATCCATTAATTCCTGAGCCTGTTCCTCAATGGATTTGTTCATAACGCCACCTATCCCGTTCTGCATATTCATCATTAATAATGTATTGATGCTCTCGGTTTCAAAGCTCAGCGACTCTTTAAATATTTCAAGTGATGTTTGTTTCTTTATAGTGGTAACGAAATTGATGTCGTTCTTTATTTGCTGACGCTGGGCTGTATTCTCGAACCATGAGAACGGAAACCAGGCTATCAACTGTAGCACTTTATCTAAAGGTACTAACATCCATTGCTTCATAGGTAGACCGAGGAACGTATGCTTATTCAATTTCAGATTTATGAAATTGTTCGGGACATGATTATATGTAAATGCATGTTCATGTACCGAAATCAACGGTTTCTTATCTTTAATATATTGCTGTATTTGAATAGCGTTCTTCATAGTAAAAACGATGGATGGGTTTTACGCTCCGTTCTATAAATGAATATTACTTTCCCACATTATTAGCACCCAGCCCTGCGGGATAACTTACACTTCCAACGACTGTTTTTGCCTTTTCAGCTGTACTAACAATATAATCCAATATTACTTTTGCCTCTTCGATTATAACATTCTGATCTTTAACAATAAAATCAACAGCGGCTTCAATACCTCCAACAACCGATACAGCGATACGTACCAAAGCTTCCTTTGCAGGAGTATTGGCTTGTATGTTATGAATATACTTGATTATCACGTTGGCAGCAGCATCAATAACACCGTTATTGGCAGCTACCCACTGAACTACTGCTACAACTTCCTTTTCAGCAGCAACAGCATCAGTTTCAACTGATTTTGCCAGCTTGACAATTCCATTCTCGACCTTTGTGGTTGCACGTACGAAATCTTCTTCGATCTGTTTTAATGTAATCATTTTGTATCCTCCTTTTTATTAAAATTTTAATTTCAAACTAACTGAAAATCCTCCCTCTGTATTAATCATAGGCTCAATATGCAATTCCTTACCCGTTTTCAATTTAAACCGTAAAGCAAATTCATCTATTCCTAAAGTATGTACCTCAATAGGAGTATCGCTATTATCAAGAAGCGACTTGACCCTATCTACAGCAAGGTGAATATTTAAACTATCAAGTCTTAACATATTAATAACTGCCATGACGTCTGACCACTCGCTTTCAATAATGGTATATATTTATCATTGAACGTTGTCTCACTGTCCGTGAGTCTTCCCTTTATAGTATTCATTCCTATAAGCTGACATCCTTTAGTGTCTCTTGGGAAATCACCTATATGCTGACGTATTCCTGTTCGTCCAGGAACATCTTGCAGTAAAGGACACACATATGGAATATTCGGATTTTCACTCATTGAAAGGGTAAATGTGTACAGTCCATAAGAAATTGCTTCTTCATCTGGAGTATTATTACCTACTTGCAACTCCAGAATATTACACAGCCACTGCCATCCAGCCTGAGGATTCTGGTCATCAAAGTACGAATAATCACTTATTGTGTAGGTTGCTCGTAACCATTTGCGTTCACATTTAAACTTTATCATATCTATATAATTTCATTTAACTTAACTGCTAATCCCTTTAGCATTTCAGCCAGGATATTATTATAACTTTTCACCATCTCGTTCTCGTACCCTGATATTACGTTAGGATAACGAGGAGGATCTAACATTTTGACCTTCCTGTGAGGTGCTATTTTGAGACCTATTTTGGATCGCATTAGTTTAAATATATATAACTCCTAACTATTAATTTACGAGAGAAATTCATGGCACACAAATCATCCCTGAAGAAATCGAAGTTCTGTTCATTATAATAACAGCGTATAAATACCCGTATCAATTTTTCATTATATAAAAAATGTGCTTCTGTCTGTGAAACACTTATATGGTCTCGGATTATTTTATAAGCTTCAGTTATCAATACAGGCTCACATCTTCTACATTGACTTATCATAAACTTATTTATTAAATATGTTACTCTCCATCCAAGTGTTCATTCCCTTAGTAAAGGGGTTCTGATCATCGGCACCTTGCTTAAAAGGATTTCCCGATTCATCACCAGTTTCTTGATCTACTGCCTCATTACTTTGTTGACTTCCGAAAGCTTCTTGCTGTTTGATTTGCATCATTATTTGATTGAGGATAGTATCCTTGTCTTTATTATAATCACGATTGCTGTACTTCTTAAACATGTCTTCCATACTTACGAATCCAGCTGCGGATTTCTTAACGTCCATATCAAGAGACTGAATTTTATCCTCCTGCTCTACACCAGTGAAGACGAATTCATAATTAGGGTCAAGCTGACTGACGATGAACTTATTAAGTTTATTCTGAATGAATTTCAATAACGGTGTTAATCCCTTTGACTGGCTATGTTCGAGGCGTGCCTTTTGCCCATCCTGACCGAATAAACTCGATGCTTTCTGTAATTGGAACCCTAACTCGGTAGGGTCAATCTTATAAATCGAACAGGCAAGGATAAGCAGGAAATCATTCCAATTGCCAAACTCCATATCCTTATTGGAATGTTGCATATCAATCCACTTTATTTCATCCTGGGCAGATATAATAGGTAACTTGTGAGCATTCTGTACACCTGCTATTGTACTCCTCCAGGCTTGCTTAAATTCATTCAAACTACTGTCTGATAGGTTGCCCTGTACTGTGAGCAAACCTTTAGGATTCGAACCCTGTTTGAAGAAATTGCCATTATATTGCATCCCGTATAATAACCAAGTAACTACCTGTATCAAATCTTCCAGTTCACTTATTCCATAACCATTATTATATACTGAAGTATTAATATTGCGGATTCCGAAACACAACTCCCATGGATAAAATTCACTAACTACATTATTCTCCCACACCTGTACATAACTGGGATAGTAACCATTTATAGGTTCAAATCCATACTGATTTCTGTATCTATCCATGCCATCTCTGTCATCATAGGTTTCAGCTAATCTAAAGGTGGCCCCGTCCACAGCGAGAAACTCTACTAACTGTCCTCTTCTGTTACGGATACATTCAAATGTCATCTGGTCAATCTCAAGTGCATCTCTCGTAACCTTACGCAAGAAAGCTTCGAAGTTATCGTTAGACCACGTATTTCCGGAAATCCCATTGTCAACCAGGAACTTTATAATATCTTCGATACGACGTTTGTCCTTATCGTCAACTTCTGTCTTCTTAGTGTCGAATACAGACCTCTTCCTTCGGATTGTCCAACCTATTTGTTGCTCATCAATAGTTGGTTCTGAAAACTTTGCTACCTGATCCATACGTGTGGTTATAATTGCCCGTATATGAGGCACCCGAGCCATATTACGAATCGTGGTGTAAGACGTATTTGTAGGATGATTTTTATATCCCAGACTATTATAGAACTCATCATCTGGAGGGAATATAAAAGATTTCGTTGGATTCATTACTCGCTTCTCCATATTGGCAAGGTATTTCTGAGCCTTTAATATATCATTAACGTCAGTACTGCGGAGCATTTTAGTTATCTCTGCTTGTTCCTGTAACTCTAATACTTGCTTCTGTTGGGAAATAGTCAATAAGTCAATATTCGTTGGACTTATTGACTTAGTTATATTCTGATTTTTACTCTTATTCTTCTTACTCATTCTTCATCTTTTGATGATTAATTATTTTTTAAAATCATTACTTGTAATCCGATCATTACCACAGACCACAGTATCACCAGAGACCTTAGCCTTACCACAGACCACAGCATTATCATAGACCCCAGCCTTACCAAAGACTTTAGCATCACCAGAGACCACAGCATTACCAAAGACCAAAGCCTCGCCAGAGACTTTAGCATTACCACAGACTTTAGCATTAACACAGACCTCAGCATCATCACAGACCACAGCATTATCATAGACCTCAGCATTACCATAGACCCAGGCAATACCAGAGACCTCAGCATCACCACAGACCTCAGCATTGTCAGAGACTCGAGCATTACCATGGACCTTAGCCTTACCAGAGACTCGAGCATTACCATGGACCTCGGCATTACCACGAACCACAGTATCACCAGAGACCCGGGCATCACCAGAGACCTCAGCATCACCAGAGACAAAGGCAGTACCAAAGACCAAAGCCTTATCAGAGACTCGAGCATTTCCAGAGATCCAAGCATTACTATAGACCTCAGCATTACCAGAGACCTTAGCTTTACCAAAGACTCGAGCATTACCATGGACCTTAGCCTTACCAGAGACTCGAGCATTTCCAGAGATCCAAGCATTATTATAGACCTCAGCATTACCAGAGACCACAGCATTATCATAGACTTTAGCATTACCAAGAACCTTAGCATTGTCAGCTAAATTTTCCTTTTTTTCAACGAAACCACCCACGGTTCCATCTTTGTACTGAACTCTGAAAAGTTTAACACCATCATGCATGATGGATTCAGAGGTCAATTCGAAATGAGAACCACCTTTTGCTTTTTTCTTCTCTGATTCTTTCGGAGCTTCGTGTGTAGGTTCATTAACGGTATTTCCTGATTTCGTCTTAACAGTATCTTTTTCAGTATCTTGTACACCCTTCTTCTTACGATGCCATTCCTTGCCAACAAGGAAATGTTTACGATTAAAATAAGTATTTTTATAAATACCTTTCTCAATATCAACCTGACTTTCACCTATAAAGAAATATGCTTTTTTCAGATCATCACCAATAACTGTCACTACCGCAAGTCCTTTAATCAAATCCTTCTGCATTTCAATTTCAGATAATGTCTCAGAGGAGATAGAATCAGTCTCTCCCTTACTTAAAACATTATTGATTTCTTTATTGAATGCATTAATTGCTTCAGGTGTATAAATATCAAACTTACCCGATTTGACCAGCTTGTCGAACTGATCCTTCGTTATATCATCCTTATTAAGAAAGGAATCCATGTTAATAGCACCACCAATTATTGATTTCATATTTTTAAAAATTATTGTTTTATCAATTTTTGACTTTACAAATATGGGTTAAATATAGTGAATTTTTCTTTTAATATATTCTATTTTCTCAAAATTATTTTTTCAGTATTCTCTTTAACTTCTTTATTCTTAGCACGTTTAGCATCGAGAGCTTTTAATAATTTAGTCCTGATATCCTGGGTCTCTTCTTTGTCTATAACAGTAGCATCTTCTATCTTTGACATCTGTTGTTCTTTTAATGAAAAGGCCTCATATTGTTGCTCTATCTGATTGAAATCGTAAGGGATACTACTTGGATAAATTGGTTGTTGTGTTATATCTTCATTCTTTCTAAAACCATTAAATTTACTATAATAACTATTTGCTAATCTGTACATTAAGGCTATTGGATTGACTTGTAATCTTGAAGAAACTCGAGCTAAGATTAATTGCTGTAACAGCAATCTATTCATAGCCTGTCCTTGATATTCAATTGTTAATGTGGCTTCTATATCAATTTTACCACTTAAATCTAACTTTAAAGTTTCTCCCTCTACTTCTTTACGTGCCTGATCAAGAATTGCTCTTATTTCTCTGCTATCTTCTACCTTATGATTACGTTCATATAATTGCATTCTATCATTCATCAAGAAATTTAATCTTGACAGGCGACTACGCTTTATCCCTATATTTACATCTGTAAACTCTTCTTCATACGCTTGTTTTAATATAGCAATCTTCTCTTTATACTTGAGAGCGAAGCGTTTAACTGCCATTATAGGTATCTTATAACCCCATTGTGTGCATAGAATCTTATGCACTTCAGCTTCTGTGTACCATCTTGCAAAAAATTCTATAATTTCATCAGTCTTGCCTTCAAGTACAGATTCTGGCGTAGCAAACTTACCATCTAAACTACCCATTTTTCGATAAGCAACAGTGCGTTGACCCATTAAAGATCTTAATACTTTTGCTTTACTAAATATCTCTTGAATCTCTTGATTTTTAAGACCTTCAAGAAGGGGTACTGTTTTACTTTTTGGATTGATTAAATCGACAATTCTTCCATCAGAGCATTTATACTTTCTATACTCGTGATTCTTGATCTTTTCATTAATTTCGAGATACTTCTGATATTGCTCTGTATTTATAACTCCAGGTGGCAAACCGTTGCTTTCTACCATACAATTCTTGGTTAGGGTACTATTATTTATTAAATATACGTGAAATTTATATTAAATAAGGTAATATTTTAGATTATTTTCGTAAAATAATAGATTTATACCCCCTTTACTTTACTAATAACTATCGTCACTTAATTTAGATTAAATGACGATTTTCTATCAAACCTGGAACTTTAATTTAATTTGGGGACAAATATACTACTTTTATTTTAACTCAATTTTTGGAGTCCATTATCAATTATTAACTCTCTTCATTCGGTATTGGCTTACACCCGCAAACCTGCTTGACATAACCTGTTATTTGGTGTTAATCCTCTCCATTCGGTATTGGCTTCCACCCAAGCAGCTATAAAATCTCTGATTTGAGTATAGTTAAGACCAAATTTAGTGTTAAAAACAAACCATATTAGGGAATATCTTATCCATAATACCTTGTTTTCATAATCCTGCTTTATTACCCATTCATTATCTTTATAATACGTAACTTCTTTTTCTCCTTTAGTCATTTTTCTAACACATCCATCTATAGAGTTAAATAAAAAATCACTCATTTCTTTTTCTTTTGAAACTTCCGGCTCATTAATTATTTTTTCGAGTTCCTTAACCATATCCCTGATAGTGTCTAACTCTTTTTGTGCTAACATTTTATCCATAGTTTATTTTAAATTAAGTTTCCCTGTTTTATCACCGGTATGGGAATTATTTTATCTTTTTTTAAAATATTGCTCCTCAAAATCCCACGGTTCCTCATCCCATTCCGGTTCTTCCTTGTGCCCTTCCATCCCAAAGGCATACCAGTCTAATTCTGCACCCATAGGCATATTCACATTACTCATATATTAATCATCCTTTAAATTTTCATGAAAATAATCAGAATTAAATGTCCTTCTAACTTTCTCACCATCAGTGAGATTATCATACGACTTGAACACATGAGATGGATAATCATCATTAATATGATGTATCTGGAGAGACATGTATGTTGCTATGTCGTCATCCTCAATATGTATTCCTGTCAACTGTTGCACCTCTTCCTTTAAAAGATGATAATCGCTATAATTAATATTCAAATCAGTGGCTTCAATGTACCTCTTCAACATCTCATCCTTAGCTTGTTGTATCCTTATTCCAATGTTCGTCATGTTCATTTTCCTCCTTTTAATTTCTTCATGTTAATCTCATATTAGATTTGGTCAATATACTATTGGCTGATTTTACCTCATTGCTAAAATCAATAGTCTGCTTATTAGCGTATGCTATTTCAGCTTTCTCAACAAAAATTCTTGCATCATCTTTTTCAAGAATTGGAATGTTTTTTATTGCAATTGCCATAATATTTTGAATTAAATATTTGCTAATGAAACGTATAATCAAAAGTGATTACAATTTAAATTAATTCATACAACCAAACATGTAACTTACTCACTACAACACATTTTTGTAATCATCAAATTTACTAAATTGTAAATGAAATACAAAATATTTTCATCATTATTCTCCTAAATTGTAATCATCTTCAAGATCTTCTATTGGAGTTTCTGATAATTCATATTGATCTATTGTTTTATCAGTGAACATTTCTTCTTTTATATAGTATTTATTGAACAGTTCTAATACTTGCTTTTCTTTATCCATTTTTTTTATTTTAAATTGTTAAAAAGCCCGAACGGCACGGACATTGCTTGGGTAGTACTTATCGTAGTCGAGCTGGAAGCCATTGAGGAAGAACTGGAACCACGCGGCGTAGTTATTGAGCTCGGTAGAACTCCAATAGTAGTTATTAGAAAAACCACCAATTTTATTCTTTTTTAGAAATAGTTTATTCAATTCATCTTTACTGGGTAAATGCCAATCACTATACCCACCACCATTGTATGCTTTACATATACTTGCTGCATAACTACTTATACCTTGTGCTGCTATAATGATGTTTGTGTTTGCCATTCCTGTTCCAATTGCAGTTCCTGTTGCTCCAGTTGAAATATAACTTCCATTATACCATTGTATTCCTGTGCTCTGATCACTTGTGGCAGCAATTAGGCCGTGTGTTTGTCCTGCAACATAACCCGGATCCCCGGATTTTAAAATATAAGCTATGATGCCTCCCTGATAACTTTGTCCAATCTTTTCTTTATCCATTTTTTTTATTTTAAATTGTTAAAAAGCCCGAACGGCACGGACATTGTAAGTGAAGTTCTTAATGAAGTTGGTCTGGTAGCC